CATATTTAAAGGATTATCTAACGTAATAAAACCTTTCCAAGCCAGTCTATTAACGAACTCAGCTTTAGCTGCTACGGAAGTAATTCCGGAGTAAACTGAAGTAAATCTATCTCTCAATTGAATAGAAAGAACTTCTTTCAATGAGATAGGTGACAGGTTAGTATGTCCTAAGATGTTTTGAGAGGCAAATTGAAAGAACTCTTTATTTGAAATAAAAGATTTAGCAAAACCAATTGTAATACCATGGTCTCTACAGACCGAAGTATATGATTGAGCAACATCTTTATCTCCAATAATAATGTCATCACCTAACACTAAATAGTCTCTAAAAGACTGACGATTTATTCGCCAAGCTGCATAGAACACTAAGAAGTGATGGACGATAGCAAGAGAACTCCACGACGAGAGAGTACCCATGGGTTGACCTCTCGAATAACGATATTTAGTTATTGTTTCTTGACCTGTCTTATCTTTTTCTTTAAAAAGATAATCTCTATCTACTAATACTTTCATCCATAAATTCACAATATCCTTTTCAGGATTAATGGAATTCATCCAAGGTCTTAAGACCGAGGTATATAAGGATTGAGGAATTAGATCGGTAGCAGATTTCAGATCATAAGAAGCAATAAAATCGTGATGTCTAGAAGAAAACTCCTCTACTTTACCTAATTGATTAAAGGTAGCATCACTAGGAACGAGTTTAAGTATATCAAACATTGAATCCTGAAGTGGTCTTAAGGCCACTTGGGTCCAATAATCTGATATAGCAAAAACCCGAATTTTCCCAGCTGCTTCTTCTTTAATTGCTAATTTACCCATTGAAACTTTTTCAACGGCTTCTTCAGCATTTTTAGAAGTAAAAAGAGAGTTATTCTGATAGAGATCAGGAATCTGAGCTTTATACAAGCTAGAAAAATATCTTATTTTGAGAATAAACTCCTCAACACCATCTACTCTGATGTTACGAGACCCTAAAGGTCCAGAACAAACAGCATGAAGATATTCCATTAAAGGAGTATGTTTCATATCATGATATAAGGCACTAAAAGGTGCCGACATCCATGAAGTATTATGTGTAGGGCTCGCTGTCGAAATTAATGGAAGATCACTAGGATCTAGACTAAAATCACATTTAATCCTTGAAGGATTTATAAAATCCCAAAATAATGGAACCGCTTTATGTACATTGTAAAAATCTGAGAAATCATAATTAATGACTCTCATGTTTTCACCATTTTCATTCAACGGTGTATTATCGATAAACTCTTTAAGAGTGAATCGAGGAGCAGTGATAGAAGAAAGATCCGGTTTTCCATATTTACCTACTAAACCTTTATATGAAGAGAAAAGAGAAACCAAAACCCGAGTATATAATATATTCCCGGTTCTGAGTAATCTTCTCATATTTATAGGAAGGAAAGCAGGTAAACCATTAATAAGTTTAATTCTTTGTCCTAACTCTTGTGTGTGGCTCATAGGATTACCAGATATATATTGTAAAATACATATTGAAGTAATCTTCATTATTAAAATCACTTGGTTTATACCACGTGTTTTTAATAACAACGCGAATTGTTTACCTAATTTTCTGATGAATATTTTATTCACGGAACTGGATTTCATTCCCATCCAACCTAATATATGATTATAATAGGAAAGGATGAAAAGGTCGAAGTTTCCTTCAACGGAGATCATAGATTCTTTAAGTTTCCAACCAGGAATTAGGTCGAAAAGAAAATCCTTAGAAAATTTTTCAGTATTCACTATAAAGGGGGATTTTTGTCCTTCTTTAGAAAGATCAGGAAATTTTCTAAGCACACTCATAGGTGTATCCCGAGGAGTTGCAATGACATCTAACGAAGATTCATTAGACAACATTACTCGTAATAATTTATTATACTCACTTTCTGTAAGATACAATAACTCATTAGAGTTAACTGGATCACGGATAATATACCCTTTTTTGGTATGCTCAGCCCATGAAATATCTCTCGATAATTCATAGTGAGACCGTTGAAATAATAAGAAAGTAACTTTCATATGTTAAATTGTGCTACGTTAGCAGAGTTTAACTATGGATATAAAGGTAACACAGTAAATTATTAATTATGAATTGAAGATAACTGACGAACCTTACCAAATATACGTAAGGTAGTTCGATGTTACTTATCCAAGAATTTGTTGAAAGGGTTGGTAAGGCCCACATTAACGCCCTATTAAGGGTAGTTACATGCTTATCAATCAAACCAAAGAATGGTTAGTCTAGCAGAAATCTTAACTCCATAATAATTACAGGCATCTATTCACATAGAAAAGTTGTCTGAAACGTATGGAAATAAAGAATTTAATTCTCTTTGCCAACCGAAGTTGGGGGAGTAGATCACTCCTCTAGAATCGGCTTTCTAGCATATCTTTACAATATACTTTCCTGACGATTACCGTATAGGCGGGATCCCTTGGGAAGGTTTGTATTAACTCGTAAGAGTTAAT